GGCATCCACTGTGGTGACGAGGTAGGAGTAGAAGGCTTGGCCTGCGGTGAGGGTGGTGGTGACGCCGGTGATGTTGGTGTTGGTCGCGGAGGTGCCGAAGGTGATCGGCAGCATGGTCCAGTTGGTAGGGGCGATGAGGGTGAGGACGTAGGGCTGGTAGGACGGATGGCAGAAGATCATCTGGTTGACGTTCTGCGCGAACTTAAGCTGACGCAGGTCGGCTGAGATGTAAGGGGAGGAGATGGTGTAGACACGCTGGGTGTTGGTCGGGAGAGAGAATGGGTTGTTGGTAATGGCCACGCCGAAGAGGTCGGTTAGGGAATAGTTGTTGGCGGTGGCGTTTTGTATGATGTAGTATTTGTTCCCGGCGAAGATCCAGTCGTTGTTGAGATAGCCGTGGCCGTTGGAGGTGAAGATGGTTGGGGAGCCGACTGCGGCAGCGGTGATGACTTTGGCGGTCTCGAGGACTGGGGCGCCATCAAAGTAGAACCGGATGTATTGGTCGCCGAACTCCATCATGTAGCCGACGGAGAAGGATGCTTGGAAGGGGATCAGGCGGACAGCGGTGGCGGATTTGTAGCACTGGAGGACGTATTTGGTGCCGGGCCGGGTGGAGGCACCGCCGCGATAGTCGACGAACCAGTTCTCAAGTAGCGCGGCGCCGGACTTGTACTTCTGGAGGTCAACACGGGCGAAGAGCTTCGGGGACCATTCACCGGCATTGAGGGAGGCTTGGATTACAACGTCGCTCATGCAAAGCTAGGCCACAGGCCTCCCCAGTCGAAGCTAGAATAGGGGCCAGAGACCATGCCTTCGGTGTAGGCGATGCCACGGATGCGGATCCAATCCGGGGTCACATCGTTGATGGTGAGGCCCTCGTTGCCATCGGGGGTGCGAGCGAGTTCAATGGCGTCGTTGGTTTGCTTGATGAGATCATTGGCGAAGTTACGATCGCCACGCAGGGCCATTGCGAGTTGGCCAGCAACGAGATTGATGAGGGCGGATTGGAACAGGGTGTCCCAAACATTGGGATTGGTGACTTGGCGGACATATTGCAGGGTGGCGAATTCTTGGTTGGTGAGAATGACGCGCTGCTCACCCTTGGGGCCAAAGGTCAGGGTGAAGGTGGCCCCGGTGCCCGAGCCAGTGGTGGAACTCTGTGCTATAGTCCCAGTCTGCGGCGCAAAATAGGACCCTCCCTGCGGGGTAGCCGAGCCCGCAATCTGATTGACCACAGCGACAGTCCCCACAACTCCGGCGGGGGCAGTGAGGACTGTGAGTTGAACTGGAGCACCGATTGGTGCACTGGTGGTCGGCCCGAGTGGGAGGGTGATGATGTCGCCAACAGCGTAGCCAGTACCACCAGCCACAACCGCGGCCGCAGTGACGGGGTAGAATTCATCGATGTGGACCTTGAAATTGATGGGAGGGCCTCGCCAGAAGGCAGAGGAGCCGCCGGTGACTGCGGTGGTGATGGGGACACCGCCGGAGAAGCCGGTTTGGTTGGCGGGGATTATGAGTTGGGCGCGGAGACAGTCGACGGGGTATTGGTATTCGTAGGCCCACGGAGGTGCGGGCTGACCCGGTTGCCAGAGGGTGGTGGCAGCGGAGGTGTTCTCAGGGGTGCCAGGGACTGAGGTGATGTAGGTGAGGTTGGCGGTTTTGAGGGCACAGTTCCACGGGGCCATTCGCAGGAGGTCATCACGGGAGTTGGTGTAGATGATGTTGAATTGAATGGCCTCGTTGGAGGTTTGGTTGGCAAGTTCGGCATCAGTCACGGCTGTCCGCGTGCCGATTGTTTGTAGGGATCGGTTGCAGATGTCCGTGACTGATGTCATTTAGTGTCGTCCTTGGGTTCCACAGGTGCCATGGTTCTGCGAGGGCTGGGCCATCCCGGGGCCTTCGTGGTATTGGTCCTTGGGGCCCTGTGGTGGGGAGTAGGTGGTGGGTTGTGGGGAGGGTTTGCCGCCGTCGTGGGTTTTGACACCGGACATTAGACTCTCCTTGGGACGCTGGGGCCATCGTCAGGCTTCTTGGTGAACTCGGCTGCGGGGACGGCTTTGGGCTTGGTGGCTTCTTCGTCAGCATCGGCCTCGGCTTTCATCTTGGCCATCGCCTCAGCATCAGCCGCGGCTTCTTCCTCGGCGCGCTCAAGGGCATGCTGTTTGCATTCCTCGTTGATCTCCGTCAGCCGAGTCATGGCTTCAGCGACGATGCCACCGAGCTTCGGGCCATGTCCTGCACACTTCTCGATCACACTCAATAGCATGAATGCTTCTTCCATTGTGTTCTCCTATCTGTGTTTGCCCTGCGAGCCGCGGGGGTGATTGGTTTCTCCGACCATCGGAGCCTTGAGTCCACGGCCCTCGTACATCGGGACCGAGTTGTAGTTCATCTCGTGAATGCCGCACTCGGCGACATATTCGACGTTGACGGCTTTGGAGACGGGTTCCTGCTTAGTGGACCCCATTCCGCTGGTGGTGGCGCGACCCTGTTTCATCTACTTTCCCTTTCCTTTGCCTTTGGCCTGATCGGCCTTGTTGAACTCCTTTGCCACCTTCTGGGGGATCCCCATCTTCTTGGCGAACTGGGGATTGTGTGCAGCGGCGGCCATGGTGCGAGCTTGCTTAGCGGACTTGCTGGGCATTGCTAACCTCCATTGGGTTTCGATAGCTGACGGGTGTGGTCGTAACGATTGCCGGGCCGTTCAGCCATATCCCGGCGGACCTGTTCGAAGACCCCACCATCGCAATGGAGGTCATCGAGGATGTGACGGAAGCGATCGGCACAGCGTTCCATTTCTCGTTCGATGTGGCTGGGACATGGAATACCAAGGGAGACGTATTCGCCCTTGATGTGAACTACGTCATGGAAGTAGTTGGCAAAGCGACGCATCTTCTCAGGGACTTCGCTTTCGGCATCCCGAACGGCGCAGATCAACTCAGTCGATTGCTGCCGAATGAGTTTTAGCTCGTCCGCGATGCGCTTGAGGAGGTTGTTGGTTTCATCATTCATGGTTGCACAAACGATGGGTTAAATCGGGCGAAGTTGGTAATGGGGGTGCTGGTGCTGGCGCCGCTGGGTTGGCCATTGTTGATGAGGTGGGTGTAACCTGAACCGGCCCAGATCATCCCCATGGTGGTGTTGCCGATGATGTTCTCAGAGCCGAGGGTGACGACACCGTCGCAGGTGCCGCCACTAGCACAGCCTTGGGAGTTGATGTTCAAGAGGAAGGTCTGGAGGTTGTTGCCATCATTGGGGATGTTTACGAAGATGCAGAACTGGTTGATGTTCTCGCAGTGGACATTTTGCACATTGGCAGCACCGCCGAGGAGTTGCAGTCCGCCTTGGCCCTGCGGGGTGAGGCTACTGGGGCCGCCGAGGACGAGGTCCCTAAGGGAGATAATGGAGGAGCCAAAATTCATGCCGCTGGCGGTGGTGTTGCCGATCTTGACCATGACATTGTTGGGGCTGCCTTGATTGATGCTGACCTTTTCAGCCCCAACATAGGAAGAGCCGCCATAACCCTTTTCGAAGTCAAAGCCTCCACGCTGACCGGAATAGATATAGATCCTGTACAACCCACCGAAGTCTTGAAGGTTGTTGGAGTAGATCATGAAGGAGTTGGAGGCGACTGGGACGGATCGGCTGGCGTGGAATGAGAGATCTCGATAAGAGGAGCCAAGACAGGCAAAGCCCCAAACGGGATCACAGATTGTAAAGGCTTGAAGGGATCCGTTGTATGCATCACAGAGATGGAACATGGATGATCCAGGCTCAGAGGCACCGGAGATGGTGACGCCTTCGCCTGAGACCAGTGGGGAGGAGCCGCAGACCATGTAGGAGCCGGAGGGGACCTCTAGCTTCCCACCCCAATAGCCGCCGGAGTCGAACGACAGGGAGGATCGAAGGCTGGCGACGTAGTTGAATGCCCCACGCACACAGGTATCGTTGTTGGTCGCCGAAGCATCAGTGCCGTTGTAATCGCCGATGCAGCCGAATTGTTTGATGTTCGGCCAGTTGTCGGCCATGTATTGGAAGTGGTTTCCGGCGCTGTCGGTGAAGCTGGCTTGTGGAGTGGAGACCGCGGTTACGGTGATGGTGGGTTGGACTGAGCAGCCAGTGAAGGCGCCACCTGCGGTGAGGACATCACCAACGCTATAGCCATTGCCGGGGGTGTTGGTGATGTTGACCGCGGTCAGGACGTTGCCGGAGACCGTGGCGGTGCCCACGGCGATGTTGGGGTTGCCAGATTTGTTCCAGATGATCGCGGTGGTGCTGATGGAGCCGCTTGGGGCGCCATAGGTGCCATTGGTGCAGCCAGTGCCGCCTTGAATGGAAAAGGTGGTGATGTAGGAATCGAGGAAGGCGGCTGAGCCGACGTTGCGGAAGATGGCACCACCACCTACGTTGTTGCCATAGTCGAGGGTTTTGACGTAGGTGAAGCCGGTGAGATTGAGAGCCGCCGCGGCGGTGCGTGTGGGGAAGACAATGGTGGTGCCACTGCCACCGGCGCTGACACAGGTGAAGCCAGTGCCAGAGGTCCATTGAAGGCTTTGACCGGCGGCCGAGCATGAAGGGACCGAGAGGCTGGTTTCGGTGGTACCATTCACTGAGCCGATGACGGTGTTGGCGGAGAAGGGGATGCCACCGAGGGCACCGCCGTTGTTGTATTGGACTTGGCCATTGGAGCCACCGGCGGCGCCGAGGAAGGCCGAGGGGTTGGTTGGACGAGGGATGTTGCTGGAGCCGGTGATGTTGCCACAGACAGTGTTGTTGGCGAAGACGCCATTGCATTGAGCGGACGCAGCCGCAGGGGCCAACAGCAGAGCGAGCGCGAGAAGGAAACGTTTCATTGCAGGAGTGTCCATCCACCGGTTTCGAGGATTGGTTTGAGGATGATTGAGCCGAAGGAAGAAGCGAGTTGGACCGAGGCGAGACTGGAGATTAGCTCGCTGCCAAAGGGGACGATGTTGTAGGTGTTGAGGCTGGCAAAGCCACCGATGTCGACGATGGTCACGGGGTTGAGGATCCACTGACCGGGGATCGCTTGAGGGCCAGCGATGGACGCGCGCGAGGATGGAAGGTTGATGGTCACATTGGCATTGGCATTGATGGTGATAAGGGTGGTGCCCCGTTGGATGGTGTAGGTGCCGGTAGAGATGATCGGGAGCACCGCCGCCTGAGGCACATACTGCCACCCAACACTGGGGCCCAAATAGACCCGTTCCAGTTGGCGGAAGGTCCCGCCCTGATCCAGATCCAGTTGGCTGCTCATAGAGTCCCTCGCTTGTATTCGCCCGAGGGGGCATGGAGCTTGAATCGCTTGTCCATCTCGGTCTTTGTTGCGGCGTCCTGTGGGACCTGCCAGACGTTGAGGTCTTTGGTGGCGACGGTGACGATGGTGCCTTCAGGGACATAGCGACGGTCGCTGTCGAAGTGCGCGGCGAGGAGTTTGACAATGGGCATTAGGCCCTCCGAACGCTAGAAGTGGGACCGGCGGGCTTGTTCTCGATCAGGGCCTTGAGCGCGGCCAGTTCGGCCTTCAGCGATTCCAGTTCGCTGGCGGGGACTGAGGCATTGGCCTGCGGTAGGGAGGCACCAATTTGCTTGGCGAATCCTTCCATCATCTTCTCCATGAACTGCTGCTCGGCTGAGGTCATGCCGCCGTTGGTGGGCAGGGTGTCGATGGGGTGTTCCCATTTGTGGCGCAGGGATGCAGTAAGGGCTTCGGCCGCTTCGTTCAGGGGCTCCATCTCAGGGGTGGGCTCGCCGACGAAGATGTAGTCGTTGCGTTCATTGCGGGCGCCGTCGACCGCAAGGGCCACAATGATCTCACCGGGGTAGTTGTAGTCGGCCGGGTCGTTGGGATCGAGGAGCATGGGGACGGGGTAGAGCTTGCGGACGGATCGGCCGTTGGCACGATTGGTTTCCTTGTGCTCCCATTCGACCACGGTGCCGTCGGGGAGGGCAGGGACTTTGAGATAGTGGCCGGTGATTAGACGCCAGCGAGGGGCTTCAGTCATAGTAGTCTCCTTACATTCGTAGGGTTGCACTTAGGTTGTTCTGGTTGTTGTTGTCGAAGGTGACAGTGGTGGTGCCATCGGCTGCCTCATTGGCGGAGATGATGTTGAGGCCGAGAGCAGGGGTGAAGCTGGCAGTATGGGCAGCGCCGAAGACAGTGATGGCGGCGGTCGCGGCGAAGGCGAAGGTACGGCCAGCGGAGAAGACAGTGGTGGTGTTGAAGCCGACGCCGAAGAGACCAGCAGAGCCAGCGGTGGCGGTGGTGTTGATTTGGCCTATCATGGTAGTGGAGAGGCCATCCTCGACTAAGCCAGAGACGAAGCTGATTTGGTTGCCAGCGGAGGCCCGGGCTTGGCGAATGGTGGCACTGCTGTATTGGTAGCCAGAGCCACTATCGGTGACGATGGTGGAGACGTTGACGCGGTTGTAACGATTCCAAACGCCAAAGGACGCAGCCGATCCCCCTGAGGCACTACCACCATAGATCCAATCGAAGGTCGCGGTGCCGTTGGAGCAGGCAGTACCAACATAGGTGCCTCGAGAGGCGGCGGGGCCATTGGTGATTGAGGCATTGTTGAGGTCGATGCCATTGACACGGGTAAGGGCGGTGCCAGCCGATCGGGCGGCGGTGCTGGTCCACGCAGGGCCACGGGTGAGGGTTGGGGTTCCAGAGTTGGACCAAACAAAGTAGTCGTAGCAGGAGTTGTTGGCGACGGCCGCAGGGCCAGCGTTGCCAGTGGCGGAGTTGGCGTTGATATTGGAGAGTTCGGTGATGGCAGTGGGGGTGAAGTTGGTGCCGTCGTAGATTGGGATTAGGTTGCCGACGTAGAGGGCGTAGAAGACGGTGCCTGCGGCCGAGACGGTGGAGGTGAGCACGGGGGTCGCGGTGGTTAGGGTCAGGCGGCCTTGTGGGGTGATGGTGGTATTGAGCCGGGCGTTGGGGAGGATGCCTGAGGTGAGATTGGCGGCACTGCCCGCAGTGAATGTGTTTGCGGTGCAAGCGGTGCAGGTGCCTGTGAGGTTAGTGATTACGCCAGACACCGGAGTGCCCAGGGCCGGGCCGACGAATACAGGAGAGGAAAGAGTTGGAGCTATGTTGAAGACAAGGAGATTACTCCCGGTCTTGTCGGTCATGGCACTTAGGAGATTGGCACTGGATGGGGTGGCGGCCCAAGTGGCAACGCCGGTACCGAGGCCAGTGATGGAGCCAATCGCTGGGGTGATGGTGATGGCGGTTAGGGTTGTGACCCGACCCTTGGTGTCGATGGTTACGGCCGGGGCTTGAGTGGCGGAGCCAATGGGACCAGCCCCGAGGCCGATGGCTGTGAGGGTGGGGTTAGGATAGGTGCCGGTGAGATCGCCGCCTGCGGGGCCAGATGGCACAGCCGAGGGCACTGCCCCGTTGACGAATAGGCCTTCGGCGTTGATGGTGCCAGCGCCCTGTGCACCGCCAGTGGCATTACCGACTACGTGGCCTGTGGGGGAGAAGGTGAAGAGCTTTGTGGCTGCACTGGTGCTGCCTTGGAGGAAGCGAAAGGACTCGACGACGGAGCCAGCGGTGTTGTAGAGGGAGACATCATTGCGGCCGGTGGCATTGAGGGCAGCGCCAAAGATGGCGGAACTGCCTTGACGCATCTGCACGTCGTTGATGTTTGGCTGCTGCGCGTATGCGGGCGTGAGGGCGAGTGCAAGCGCAAGAGCGAGCTTAGAATATCGCATAGCCCAAGCTCCCAGGGGCGTTGGCAGTGGAGATGGTTACGCAGAGATCGGCGGACTGAGGGACCACAAGGACTGCTCCGTAGCCATTACCGAGGCTGAGGGTTTGACCAGCGGCGAAGGTCATTGCGCCTGTGAGGTTTGTGGTGCCGGTGGCACAATTGGTGCCGGTGCCAGCTGAGAAGGTCACAACGGATGTGGCAACCGGGATCATGTTCAGGGCAGTGACGTAGATGGATTTGCCCGCGATGCCGTTGATGATGCGGAGGGCCGTGGTGGTCGTGGCAGCGATTGGGGTAGTGCCCATGGTGGCAGGGGTGAAGACTGACTGCTGTGCCGAGGCAGCGGTGAGGATGCCTGTGGTCAGCAACAATGCTAGAAGGAAGTGTTTCATCGATGCACCCTCATGATTCGAATTTCACGGTTCAGTGGGAACAGGTTGGCTCCAAGGGAGACGAAAGCGAGGTTGCCATTGCGCAGGCCATAGAGGACGAATTGATCGGCCATAATGGCACTGGCGCCGAGCGACGTGCCAATCACCAACAATGCGACCCGCAGCAATACACCCAAGGAATGCAATGATTGGGCAGTAGAGGGGAAAGTAGAAGAGTGAGAGGGTGGTAAGGCCCACGAAGGTCGGGTGCCAATGGGAGTCGATGCGGGTGAGGCAGAGGAGGTAGATGGCATAGATGGGCAGGGCACCGATGCCGAGTTCGAACCAGAGTTGGAGGAAGTCATTGTGTGCAAATCCCGGGTGGATGAGGGCGATGGCATGGGGGTAGTGCTCGGTCGGGTTGAAGTAGAAGTAGGTGGTGAAGCTGCCGATGCCGTGGCCCCAAAGGTTGAGTTGGCGCAGGGTGATGCCCCAGTTCATCAATCGGAGGATGTCGGTGGAAGAGGGGTTGATGGACATGATGGCGATGGCAATGATGGCGCAGGGGATCGCGATGTACCACCGGGTCATGCGGGAGAGGAGGACGATACCGAGGACGAAGAAGCCGCCGCGGGAGCCACTGAAGATCAGTCCTGCTATTGGGCCAAGGGACCACAGGTAGAGGCTGTGGGACCAGAGGGCGATGATAACGAGGGCACAGATCGCACTGAGTACAGTCGGGTTATAGAACAACCCCGATGGCCGCTCAAGGAACGGGACCCCTTGGAAGCCGAAGACTTGGGCGAGGGCGATGGCCGCATTGACCGACAAGCCGAGGGCGAGGCCCTTCAACAGGGGATCAAAGTCGAGGATGGTGGAGCCCATCCAAAAGGCGAGGCCGCAGATCGACAGGAGCCAGAAGCCATAGAGCCCATCGTAGCCATTAGGCACCCACAGGAGGGAAATGGCGGACCAAGCCAACACGGCTAGGCCCGCCCAGTATGCTGGTCCAAAGGCACCTTCGCGCCAGAGGCTCAGGGGGAGGACGATGGAGAAGAGGGCCCATTGCGTCGGGATCATTGCCCCGAGGACACCGGGGATGAAACAGATCGGCGCAATGAGACCTAGGAGGAACATTAGCTGATGCTCATGCAGTGATAGGAGACTTTGTTGGTGGAGGTGGTGGGTTGGACCAAGGCGATCGAGCCAGTGGTCACTGTGTAAGATATAGCAGTGGTGGGTAGGCCTGCTTGCCATGTGACCACACAGTTGGGGGCGGTGACGTAGGCTTGGCCGAAGGTGATGGTGGCAGTGGTGGCGCTGGCTCCCATTGTGACTGTACCAGCGGTGTCAGTTCCAGCGACCGACGGTGTGCCGGTTCCTGCAACTGTTGGAGGAGGACGCCCCGCACCCGTTGAGAGAATGTGTCCGGGAAAGTACACTCCGTTGTTGGTATCAACGGAGAACGCTCCTGTGGTGTCTTGAGAGAGTTGAAGGGCACGGGTGATGGTCTGGGCAATGGCGGCACCGAATCCTAAGAGGAGGATCAATGCCGAAGGGAGGAGGTATTTGCGCATCTGTGGGTTCCTTATCTGATCACATACCATGTGGTGTTGGCACGGTTGAAGACAACTTCTTTACAGGTGACCGCGCCAAGGTTGTTTAATGATACCGTGGTGTTTAAGGTCTGACCGGTGCTGGTGGTCATAGCAATGGTCGTGGTAGCAAAGGCAGAGCCAGTCACATTGCAGAACCCAGCCTTCGCACCATCCGGCACCGGGTTCGGTGGGAGGGTGAAGGTAGTGGAAGCCAACGGTTGGGTGGTGATCAGAGCGAGACCGCCAAAGCGCAGGGATGCTAGGGAACCAGTGCCAAAGGTCAGGGCACCGGTGAGGGCACCCTGCACTTTAGCAATGGAGTTGCGAACGGTGTTGGAACAGAGATAGGACCCTGGACCTCCGGGGCCTTGACCTGCATTCCAACATTCATTGCCGGTGATGTCATCTTGGATGACGGTTTGGGCAAGCAAGGTGAGTGGGACGGCGAGTAGCCCCACTCCCACTGCGGCCCCAAGGAGCCATTTGCGCATGCTGGGGCTCCCTTAGTTGGCGACGGTGATACCGGCGGGATAGCCGCCCATCACCGAGTTGTCTGTGCCTTTGTAAGGCTGGTCGTCGCGGTCAAGGACGATGAACGAGGAGACGTTCCCTGCGGTCATGGTGGCAGCGCCGACGGTGTATAAGAGGCGCAGGAAGCGGGGGATGGCAATGCCGTCCGGTGGGCGAGGCATGTCCATATCCAGCAACCTCGAGCCCGCGTTGAGGGTGGCGAGGGCATAGGCAGGGGATGCGTACCAGCTGCTGAATGCCGCTGGGGCTCCGGTGCCGTCGTCCACTGCGCCTTGGAGGGTGACAGAGAGGGTACCGGCACCGCCCGAGGTGAAGGTCGTGGTCACAAGGACCAAGAGCTTCATGGCCGGGTCGTCGCCGATGCCGATGTCTCGGGCACCGCCGCCATTGGCAGAGGAGGGGATGCCTGAGGTGACACCGAGGTCGATGACGTTCGTGGAGGCTTGGGTGCCCGCAGCGATCGCCAAGGAGACGGCGTTGTCGAACTGGAGGAGTGCGTCGAGAATCATGGGGTGGCTCCTATCAAGTAACCTGCGCTTCGTTGCTGAGAATGGCATCGCAGGTGCGAACGGGGATGCCGCGGAAGGTGGTGACGACTTTGCCGTTGAACTCTTCAAGGCGAAGCAAGACGTTGGTCTTGTTCATCGCTTGGAGGTCGAGGTAGGTTCGGATGATGCGGTTGCAGTAGATGTGCACTGCACCCATGTTGGCACGGACCGCGGGGGTGTCTGAGGTCTGGATGGCGGTGGCCATCGAGGGGGCGGTGGGCAGGCGATAGAGAGCGCGGACGATCAGGTTGATCAGGTTCGCCGCGCTGACACCGGTCAACTGCGTCACATCGATGTTGGCGATGCGGGCAGTGTAGCGCCAGTCGCGGAGGCAGAGACCGACTTCCCATTTGAAGTGATCGCGGTAGGCTTGGTAGGTGTTGCCCGACGCATCCTGCACTGGCCACTCACCCATGTCCCGGTGCTGGAGGCCGGTGATTTTGTTCTTGGGGAAGATGCCGTGGATGGTGTCCGAGCCCCAAGTGACGACCCACATGGAGGTGTTGGTGGAGGCAGTGCCGCCGCCGTCGAGGACGTTCGCAGCGGTTTGGCTGGACGCCGCGGTGAGGGTGGAGTAGCGAGGGGCCAAGCCGGTGAAGCGTTCCGGGTTGATGTGCTGGTTGCCGTAGATGAAGGTCGAGGCGACCTGCTGGGACATGCCCTGGAGGAAGGCACGGACTTCGGAGAGGCGGAACTCAGCGGTGTTGCCATTCAGGTCCGCAATGTCCTTGTCGATCACTGCGTAGGTTTCGAGGTTGCCGCAGGTGTCGACGATTTGTGCAGTGGTGGACTTCGCGTTGGGGACACCGGCATTGAGTAGGCGCCAAGTGGCTTGGGGGAGTCCCGTGCGGACGGTGGTTTTGTGTCCGGTGGGGAGGTTGCCTTCCATGACGAGGATGTCATCGAGGATTTCGTTCGTTTGGGAGAGGAGTTCGATGATGTGGGCTACGCGGTAGCCGTCATCCATCCTCTTCGCCCAATCGGCGTAGGTTAGTGCGACGTTGCCAATAGTGGCCATTAGGGTGATCTCCAAAGAGAGGTTGAAGCATTAGGTGGGCGGGGCATCCACGTGGGTGATCTGGCCATTGCGTTCAACCTCTCTGAGGCACACTCACGGTAGATTGGGGTACAGGGCCTTCGCGGCCGTGGGGGGTTTTGCCCCCGGCGCGGCTTGGCCATGTGGGGATGGGTTTGCACCGGCGACATGTTTGCCTTCGGTGACGAAGTCGGCGAGTTTCCACATGGCCTTGATGAAGGCGGGGTGGTCGCCGGCGCCGGTCAAGTCCATTGCCTCTTTGAAGGCAGTGGTGAGGGCAGGATCGCCGATGGCATTGAGGGTTTTGGCAATGCCGACCTTGACGGCCTCGATGCCGGTTTTGCCGTCGGCGGCAGCGGATCGGATGTCGGGATCGGCTTCGATGGTGGCGCGCCAGCCAGCACGGGTGGCTTCATAGGTGGCCGCAGGGGCCTTTGCGGCGTCGATCATCTGGGCAGTGTGGAAGTTGACAAGCTTCTGGGCTTGGTCCTGATTGAGACCGAGTTCTTTGAAGATGGGCACAGCGGCATCAATGGCGGCCTTGTCAAGGGTGTAGCCTTCGGGCGCAGTGAAGTCAGCGTAGGTGTCGGGGGCCTTTGGAGGGTCAGTTGGCTTTGCCGGGTCCGGGGTCTTGGATGTAGATGTCGGCTCCGAGGTAGTAGTGCTCGGCGGTGGGGCGGTCTCCGTCGTCTTCGGGATCGCTACTGGTTCCAAGATCTCCCCCGTCGGGGATCGGGCCGCTGGGTCGTTCGGCAGAGGGGTCGTCTGGGGCGGAGTTGAGGTCACTGTGGTATCGCTCATTGGATTCCCTCATCGCTTGAATATATTGGTCGGGGCAGTGGGCCATGATGTCGGCCAAGAGGAAGAGGCCCACGTTTCGCTGGCCCTCTTGGAATGCGGAGATGGATGGTTCGGGGTTGAAGGTGGTGGAGAAGATATGGCAGTTGCCGAGGAGATCCCAGAGCCATTGGCGGCCTTGGATGGTGGACATCACTTCGGTGATCACGGCGGCGCGGGAGACCTCGGCAAGGCGGGCGGCCTTTTCCTTGCGGCGGATTGATTTGCGGTCGGAGGCGTTGTCCATTACTAGTCGTCCCTATGATTGGTTCGGCTGGTTACAACAACTGCATTGTTGCCTTGTGCGCGATCTAACTCCTTGGCACGGTCATTATCCATGACCTGCTTCAATGAACGGCGTACAACAACTGCGGCCGAAACGCCTATTACCATTACGGCGATTGGCCAACTTCCTGCGACGATTTGTAAGGCTTCCATTAGTGCACCGTGTAGATTGGGCATTCGTCCGTGGTCATGGCGACGAGGTTGTCACCAACACGGACGACGCAGCGCTCTGCGAGCAGGGGTTCCTTGGTGGGCTTGTCGAAGTGGTCGCGCAGGTGGGAGACCTCGAGGACGTTGCCGTAGGGATCGACTGTGCGGTATTGAAGGCTCATGGAGCTACGCCTCCCATTGCTTGCAGGGCGTTGATGCCACCACCGACGTTGGTGTCGCCGAGGTTCTTGCCTGCCTGAGATAAGGCTGCGATCTGTTCGGCCTGCATGGCCTGTTGCTCCTGCTGGGCGCGTTGTTGGCGGATCTCGGCTGTTGCTTCCGGACTTCTGATTAACTTGGGATCGTTGTTGAGCAACTCGGAGTATTTGTCAATGCCATAATCGGTGTCAATGTTGTCCATGATGTCAGGTTTGGCGGCGAGGAGATTGCCTGCCATGGTGAAGACACGTTCGATCCCAGCGGACTGGGCGGCCTGTTGGGCCTGTTGGAGCATCGAGACGTATTCGACTTGGATCATTTGGCCTTGGATCTCAGGCGGCGCTGGCGGGAGGATACCGGCCCGATTAGCGATGCCAAACACGCGATCAAGAACGGGACCAAGGACTTCGTGATCGATCCGCTCAAGAGCAGGCCCAAGAGCAACCAGAGATTCAGACTTTCGCATATCCCATTCGACTGCGGTGACATTGGAGCGGGTTTCATATTGGCTCGCTGTCATTAGTACGTCGTTGAAGAAGGTCTTGGAGAGGCGGGTGCGGACTTCGTTGAGGTCCTCGGTGATTTCGGCCACAGGGAATTTGGTGTCGTAGACCGAGGCGATGCCGGGCTTGCCGGAGGCGGTGTAGCCTTGAACGTAGGTCATGCCACCGGGGAGCAGGGAAGCGGGTTGGTTCTTGAGTTGGATGTCGGCGACAAGGGGTGGGTTGACCATCTTGTCGATGGCTTGGGCTTTGCGGCGGGATTCGAGTTGGAGTTGTTTCTGGTCGGGGAGGCCATCCATGCCGGGGCTGCGGCCGTAGGCATCGTTGGAGACAAGGTCCCATCGGCCACAGATGTTAGGCATGTCATAGTAGCCCTTCTTACGAAGGAAGCCTTGGGGTTGGATGTTGCCGCCTTGGGGGGAGGCGGAGCCACCCCATTCCCAGTAGAGTTCGCGAAAGGCGAAGCGGTCGGAGAAGCCGAACTTCGAGGCGCGGCCGTCGTTGTTGGGTTCGAGGCTGTGGGCGACGATGATTTCGCGGGTGAGTTGGGCACCGTCGTTGCCGTCGTAGGCGCGACGGACCGATTCACTGCAATGGTCGTAGCCGAATTCGTCGACCACGGCCGAGATGGTCATGGTGAATTCGCGATAGAAGATCGTTGGGCGGTACTTGCCGTCGATGTCGATGTAGTATTCCCCGGCGCAGGGGTTGAAGCAGTTGATGACGTTGTCGAAGTCTTCGTAGATGAGTTGGACGGCGGTGCCGAAGACGACAAGGTCGTAGTAGAACTGGGCGATGGAGTTGTAGAAGTTGGATTCGGAGAAGATGAGGTAGAGGATGCGTTCACACTCTGCGAGCCATAGGGAGACAGGACTGGTAAGTGTGGAATCGACAGTACCCACACGGAGCTTGAACCATGGGCGAGTCGGCGATGATTTGCCAGACACCAAGCCACTCGCAAGGTTGCGTGCGCATATCACACCTGTCGAGTCCAGAATGTGTTGGTTGATCGGCGAGCCTCGGCTCTGCATGTTCGGGGTTATGATCCATCGGTATCTCCTTGGGAGGAAGTAGTCGGCTAGTTCGCGCCAGTGGGTCCACCAACTGTAGCGGTTGACACGGAGGCCGAGGAGGCGGCCCTGCGAATATCTGAGGGCAGCGGCATCTACGTCGGAGTTCGACGATCGATCCTTGATGGGGAAGGCGCCTGCGAGTTGACCGTCGAGTGCCATTAGCGTTTTGCCTTATCAAGGTCACGGGTGCCTAGGGCGATGCCAAGTTCGGAATCGGCTGTTGGTTCCATCAGCCGAGATTCTTGATCCATTTGCGCAGCGGCCATTAGGAGCCATGGTTCGTCGGCAGCGGAGGGCTTGCGCGGGGCAAAGCCTTGGTTGGCGGAGTCTTGCTTGCGGATGGGGACTACGGGCATTAAGACCATGTCCTTCGATAGGGACGAAGCATTTCAATGTGCCCGCAGCAATCGCAGATGATGGCTTTAGGTGTATCGCCACAAGTGTAAACAACCCAATCATGGCGGGAGACTGTGCAACACAGACGCTGTAATACTTTACGCGTTAGCTGTTTATGTGCAGGGGCTAACTTGAAACTAGTGACTGATACATCTTCGGGCATGGGTTATTGTCCAAGAAGGGTCTTTTGGCCAGTGGCCGGGGGTGGAGTTGGCACCCCACCAATGAATGAGGATTGCTGTTGCTGTTGGCGTGGGGCAGGGGATTTGGATGGTGGGGCTTGCGGTGGTGGGGCGGTGGGAGTGGGGCCGCCTCCACCTCCTCCTGAGGTCGCGGCTGCGGCACCGCCTGCCCCGAGGGCACCAAGGGCAAGGGTGCCAAGGGCGGACATAGAGAAGGGATCGACGGTACAGAGGCCGTTGGGGATGCTGTGGTCACGCATTCATTCGCTCCTCGGAGTAAGGGTTGTATTCGTGCTCTGCAACGTCGCGTTGGGGATGGGGGTGGTCACCACCAGCATTAGCATTGCGATGAAGAGGGCCACCGAAAGTAAGACACAGAGCGTCAAGCGTATCGAGGTCGAGATCTGGGTTTTCGTCAAGGATGTCTTCCTTTGAGGTTAGTTGGATCTCGTCCTTGGTGTTGAAGGTGTATTTGATGGCGAGCATCGCGGAGCGGAGTTCGGGGCTAAGCGGCAGGAGGCCGGTCTTGAGCCATGCGCGCAGGGCACCGTACATGGCCGCGCGCATGTTGGCGTAGCGCTCGCCAGAGTTGTCGTTGTTGATGCCGGTGATGGAATCCTTGGCACCGAATTGGACTTCCCAGACGAAGAGGCGTTGTTGGCGACATTGGTCCACGACGCCACCGCCGACACCACCGCCGTCGATGAAAATGCCGTCGGGGTGCCAGAGGTTGTAGGTGTCGGTTATGCGGTTGGCTAGTTCGGTGGTAGAGAGGCCGGAGTAGAGTTTTCGTTCGAGCGTTCGTGCGTCTCGGCCCTTGCGGGGAAAGATGACCGAATTGTTACGCCCAAACCGTGCGACGTCAACACCAATCGCCAAGGGTGTGAACGCGTCAACAAATACCTCACGGTCTGGAGACATCGCTTCATCGATCTCGGTCGCGGAGAAGAATTCCATCTCGCCGCGACGGGGGAACATTCCCTTGACGCGGATTCGGAACCAGTCGGTGTCTTCGCCATAGATGGTCTCCCAACGCTTGATGCGGACTTTGTTGGTGATCTCGACGGTGCGACTGTCGAGTTGGCGGGACTTCCACATTGAGGCATGGGTCCCACCGGGGAAGCAGTCTTTGAATCGGCCAGAGTTGCGGGTGGGGTTGCCGAAGACCAGCCAGATGATCTGGGTGTCGGAGTCGGTGGTGGCGCCCTCGATGGTTTCCCAGATGATGTCGGCGATGGCGGAGGCTTCGTCGAAGATGATCAGGAGGCGCTTGCCCCGGTTGTGCATACCGGCGAAGGCTTCGGGGTTGGTTTCGGACCAAGCGATCATGTCGATGCGCCACGTGCGCTCGCGGGAGGGGTCTTTGGAGACGAGCGAGGTGGCGTTTAGGGTAAAGTGGTCCCGGGCGAAGAAGCAGAGGTTGAACCAACGGCCGAGTTCGGCCCAGGTTTTGGTCTTCAACTGGGTTTCAGTATTAGCAGTGACCACTCCTCGACAGTCTGGGTAGGTAGTAAAGCCCCACAGGATAAGCATCGAAACAAGTGCGGACTTTCCAACACCATGACCTGAGGCAGTAGCAAGTTGGATGGCTTCCTGGTCTCCCGATTCGTCGTGGGCATCGATGATCTCCATTGCCTGTGCGAGGGTGATGAGGCCTTGGCGAATGTCCTCCATGATCTCACGTTGCCACGTCAGGGGACCATTGGGGAACTTCGCAAGGATCGTCCCGGGTTCGCCCCAAGGGAAGGCGCCCATGGCGAAGGCAAGGGGATCATCCGCGACCTCGGCCAGCCACTCCAATAGTCCCTGATCCATCGCACCCGCAGGGCCAAGGGGCCCACTGTTTGAACTGTCGCGGGGCGACACTGCCTCAGCGCCAAGAGGCCCAGAGCGATCAAACCCGCCGGGAGTCCGACTATCTCCTGTTGGGCGATCAAGCATCTGGGTCTCTTGACCTCACAAACGGCGGAAGGGGGACGCCACCAAGCGCTCACGGGCCGGAGGTGATGCCATGTCGCTTGGTGGCGATTGAGGCCCAGCGTGGGACGAGGCCTCAATGGTGCGGACGGATGCGGAGCGCTTGCGGGCGGCTTCGAGGGAGGCCGCGAAGTCGACATTGACATTGACGTTCTTGTTGACCTTGCCATAGCCAGTGCGGTCGAGGCCGAGTTCGGCGATGCCGAGGAGATCGCGGGTGGGGAGGAATTCGTTCTCTTCGGCTGCCTTGTCAAGCTTGTCCGAGAGCATTGCCTGTGCTTTGAGGGCGTTGGTGCGCATGTAGTCGATCACGGGGTCGGCCGCGGCGATGAATTCGGCCGTGACCACACCACGGTAGTGAGCAACGAGTTCTTTGAACGCGGGGTCGTAGGTGAGTTGGCGGACTCCGGCGTAGGAGCGACCACAGAGTTCGGCGACCTCTTTGAGGGGCAGGCCTGCGGCCACTGCACGCGCGACCCGGTGGTGGGTGTCACGAAGGACTTGGATGGTTTGCAGAGGGCCACGCTTTTCGGTCAGGTGGACAAGATCGGCACGCGACAGCGAGCGGAGGTTTGAGACCTCTGCGATTTGGGTGTGCTGTCGACCGTGGCCGAGACGGGGTTTCACTAGAGTCTCCTTACGAATCCACTGGGGCGCTGGGTGATGACATAGGCCTCAGGGACCTCGATCATGGTTGGGGGTTTGAGCTTCACGTTGTAGTAGGGGCGATACAATGCAATCATTGCTCGTTCGACCTCATCGAGATCTTCCACACGACATGGAAGCACATGCACCTCATCGAAGAGCATCCCCTTGACCATCGCTTGCATCCACGCTGGGGCCTTCTGGCGCCTGCCCCACATCGACCGATGGGACTCGATCCGCGTCAACGGCTTCTTCGCTTGACCGATGTAGACGATCTTCCCCTCGCGAAGCAGTGCATAGATCCCACATCGCAACACCGCCGAGACATCAATAAATCCTTCCAACATCTTCCCAATTCCCACTGCAAATTTTCACCATCTGCATCCACCATACCACATCCCCTGCACTTGTCAAGCCCCCTACTTTGGGCCTTCGATATGGGCATTTCAAATTTTTGTGCGTCAGCTGGAGGGGTATCTGGGCGAGGTGCGGGACAAAAATTTTGGCCCACCCCCGGTCGATGGAGGTGGGCCTGTGGCAGATCAGTCACAGTGTGGCAGATGGGTCACTCTTTGACGGTCAACAGCTTGGCGTTGGTCTCGATGAAGGCGCCGATTGCCTTCACGCTGTCAGGGGAGAGCAAGCGCTCCCACTGGGTGCGGTAAAGGGTGACTGGGAAGCGGCCAAGGCCGTAGACGGAGAGTGCGCCCTTGTCGGAGACCTTGAGGCTGATCTTGCGGGCTGGCTGCGCCTGCATCTGGGCAACGAGGGCGAGCAACTGTTCACGGGTCATTTCGTTGAGTGCGGTCATGGTTCGCTCCTATTCGGCTGGCGTGATTGCCATTTGCCGATGACCCAACGATGCGCCCCGATTGCGGCGGGAATGTGGCGACAGCGGATCACAAAAACGTGACCTCGCACCGCAACACGCTAGCCTTCGCACACGCAGCCATTGCAGTGCACAATCGCACATGGCAGCGAGCCGGGCCAGCAATGTTAGCACAATTGGCTCTGGTGAGTCTGAGCACCCCTAAGCTGGTTGAGATAACCTAGCGTTGCTATAGGTGCCCTGTGTATGCCTCCCACCCCCGCCGCCACCTGCCCTTGGTTTGTTCGTGTGTGTGTGTATATGGTGTGTAAGCTCCCCCTACGGACACAGGGCATGGGTAGCAGCGCTAGGTTATGTCAGTCATCATAGGGGTATTCAGCGGTACCAGGGATGCAGGGGATGGTTTATGTGGTGAAATGGGTGAAGATTGTGCTTGACTATCCTAGCGTGGTGTGATACTATGGTACAATGGCCCAATTGAGATAGGACACTGTGATGCCACGCAAGCCGGGAATAGGTCCAGCGATATTGAGGATTGAGGGATTGAGCACAGGCCGTGATCCCCTTGCAGTGGATGAGTTCACAGGCCAGCCCTTAGAGCAGCCATATGCCAAGCCACCACGGATTGATAATGCACAAGCGGCAAGGGATGCAATGAACCGGGCTGAGCGCCAACGCAAGGCTGAGCTATTGCAGAGTGTGGGGATATTGCCTAAGCCACCCAAGCCAAAGCCATTACTCAAGCCCAATCAGCACATCATACCCACCACTAATGGTGAACGATTGTTATTCACATTCCCTATAACCAAGCATCCATTCAGGCGTATGTAGTGACGCGAGGTAATTATCCACCTACCTCGCGGCGCAATGATGAGCGCTTCACGAAAAGTTGATTTGACGCGGCGGCCGAAATGGCGCATACTATGTGGGTACTGCAATAAGGGAGATAGATTGATGGGAACATATGCAGCGTATTTCGAACAAGCCGGCCAGATTTGGCAGGACTATTTCGATGGCAAAATCAGTGTCTCAGTCCGTGATGGCAGATTGCGCTGGCTCAAGGACAAATGGAATATCAAATAGCTAAGGCAAAGGGCAAACCAATGGCGATCAATCCCCAACGACAGATCACTGAGATACAAGACGCAGCCGATGCATTGTGTCAGTGGTTCGAAAGCCAAGACATCCCATGTGGCCGAGCAGTAGCCATCATGTCCTATCTCCTCGGCGCCATGTCAGTAACCGAGGTTGATAACTTCGATGCTGCATACGCGAAGCTCAAGCTGGCCCATGCAGCAAGTGTGACCATTGCCCTAAGTGCGTGTAAGTTGTCGGGCAAGCGCTGAGATAGGACACATCCAGCCATGTGCTATATCATCACTCTTGACAGTCATGAATACTTTGGCCCGTTCCTAAATGCAGGGGACGCTCGTGCTTGGGCAAGGTATACTGGTCGCACCAGCTATCAGCTAGTGCTTGAACTTCCCAACTACGCCAAGAGCCAAGTTCAAGCGGCCAGAATGCCCTGAGATAGGACACATCAAGGCTTACGCCGGGCGGACAGAGATGTCCTACCCGGCTTGAGCCAGTAGGGAGGGCTCTAGTTGCTGCTCCCTCAGTGGACGTGAACCATAGGAGGCGGATCATGCAGGGGATGGCCGATCGGTAGGGCCAAAGACCCTATTGCGAGCCATCTCCAACATGATCCTGAGGTGACCCACCGGATAGGGTGCTCTTTGACAATGGCAAAGCGTTAGCGCACGGTCAATACGTGACGCAGTGATCGCCAAGCCTACAGCCGATTGAGTGAGGGCGCAGACTTGCGCACACTCTAGGGATTGCATTGGGGGCAATAGCGCCCTTGGAGGCAACACCATGCAGCAAATGACATTCACGAAGGCCCTCAAGGAATATTTCGGCTTCAAGCCGGGACAGAACCTGACGGAGTTTATGGGTGAGATCAAGGCGCTGACAATCGAGGACCGCGAATACTTCAAGCGCGAGTTCGCCAAAGTCGGCATTGAGATCATTGCGGCCTGATGCGTAGGGGCCTTGTGCCCCTATTGCCCCCCGTGCAATCCCTTCATATTGCCCTTGCCTCGCCAATGGATTAACATTGGAGGGACAACGGATGCCTGATACTGATTTGCCAGAACCGATTAAGACCAATGCTGGTGAAACAATCGAGATCACCTGTTCTGATTTCGATGTCTACACTGTGGAATGCTGGGACGCTAGTGACAGCTCGCGTTGGCATCGCAGCTTCCATGATAAGGCTAAAGCCTTAGAGGAATTCAATCGCTGGCAGCATCTAGCGATTAAGGATTAAGCCATGAGTGAAACCGACGCACTCATGGATAGGTTGTTGAGAGAGTTCTTTAACCGTCAGACCTGTGAGGGTAGGACACAGTAAGCACAAGCTTCCTTGGCGAGACATGGGCAATGTGAAAATGGATTGCATCCCTGAGTGGGGGCGTGTTGTAGAGGACACATTAAGCCACTCAGGCGTGCAATCCCGCACGATTAAGCCAACCATAGATCAACTGGAGACAGGGGCTCTGTTTGTGTGAGTGCTTGTCGCGAAGCGTGCCCTTCAGGGCATTCCTAGCAATAGCCAAAGACACTCCCAACCCTTACGACTCTCGATAACAGATGATAGCATTGGCTTCCCAAAGAGGCTAGTAGATATCATGACTAACCTAGACACAGCCGACACCCCTGAGGCGGAAGTTCCGTCAACGATGATTAAGTTTGCACTAAAGAATGGTGCAGGCGATGTCGAAGTTGATACCGCTCGTATCCCTGAGGATGTTTATCGCGAAGCGCTAATGCTTGGCCTTAAGTCCATCGGTGAGCGTGGGATGTCCAAGCTGACCAAAGAAGCCTATCCCGACGAGGCAGAGCGCAAGGCCGCAATCAAGGCCAAAGCCCTTGCCAACATCGAGGATGCATATGCCGGAAAGACCAAGATCACTGGTCAGAAGGCAGTGAAAAAGGCTTCCGGTGCAGTGATGACTGAGGCAATGCGACTGGCCCGAAACCTGATCAAGGACGCCATGAAGGCGAACAAGATCAAGATTTCGACGGTCAAAGCCTCGGCAATCACCGCTGCGGCCAAGACGTACCTGGACGAAAACCCGGATGTCCTTGCGCAGGCTGAGGCCAACCTCAAACAGCGTGAGGAAACCCCGATCAAGATCGACATCAAGTCGTTGATCAAGGTCGATCCGGAGTTGGTTGCCAAGGACGAAGCGAAGAAGGCCAAGGCAAAGGCAGACAAGCCCTTATCGGCAAAGCAAGCTGGCAAGGTCCAGCCGCGAGCCAAGGGTTCGAAGCCCCAGCCGCAAGCAACGGCATAAGGCAGCCGCCCCCGGGCCGGTCCTAGCCGAAGTATGTGAATAATCGCAGTGAGTAATAGGAACCCCATGCAATGGGGACACATTGAGTACGCAAGACGTGGATGTCAGCCCTAAGCAAGGCGATTCACTGATCTGCTCGGTGGCAAAGCCTAGGATCACTGCGATGCACTTGCTGAGGTAGCTGTACTGCCTCTGATTACCTCCGACTTAGCTACCCTGAGTGAGCAATGAGAATGCCTTGGCAATTGAAGGCCATAGCCCCACAATCTCAGGATCACTCAGGTTTCTTTCGCAAAGGCAGCCATAAGCAAGGCAATGCCTTCATAGATGGCTGTGAACGCAAACCCTAACAAAGGACATTGTTATGTCTCCGACCGTAAACAACTTCGTCCACGATCTCGTGGCAATGGCCAAGGCCATGGAAGATCTTCCGGTGGTGCAAGCGGAACTTGAGTCCGCCAAGGCTATGATCGACAACCAATCCCTGCACATCCAGCGCCTTGAGCTTCGACTAATCGACCGTGCAAGCGAAGCTGACGCCCTCAATGCCAACATCCGCAAGTTGGAGGCAGAGCGTGATGACGCCGAGCTTCGGTTTCTCGAAGCTGATGACAAGCTCTCTGGCATCGTTCGCTTGGTCAAAGATCAGGCGTCGGCTTTGGGGTTGTTCGTGCAGGCGATCGAGCCCCAACCAGCAGTGACTGAGCCCACCCCGATCGAAACCCATGGTGACGCCTCGAACATCGACAGCGTTAGCACCGGCCCTGTGGAGGTGGCCAAAATGGACCCCGGACCTGCGTCTTGGGACGCCATCACCTCGCCAAGCACTGCCCCCGACGCCTCGGCTGTGTCCGACGCAGACGTTGCATCTTCGACCACGCCGGGTGAGCTTTACCATCAGGATACCCAAGCGGCTGACGCTTCGGAGGTAGCGTCCCCGTCGGACCCTATTGCGAACGAGGCTGGACATTCTTCGGCAAGCGCTGTGTCTGGTGTGGACCATTCTGCCACCGCTGGGGTTAGCGTGCAGCCGGACC